TATACAATCTAACAGGATCATGAAAGGTGCGGCTGGACTAGCGGCTATCGCAGATCAACTTCTTACTATTGAAGGGCCGACAGGAATGAGCCTACACTTTGGCGGATCAGTCCCACAGGTTTACGACGAATTAGTCCCTGTAAGATATACTATGGGAGGTGAGCGTAAGAAGGCAGTGTCCTACGGAGTTGATAGGTTCTCTGCGGCATCAGTGTACACTACTAAAGATGGTGAAAGGCAGTACGCTAGGAAAGCTATGAACGGAGCGCAGGTTGGTTCAGTACAAGCTATCGATGCGGCAACTGTAGCTAAGACATTTAGTGGCCCATCGTGGGATAAGTTAACGCAAGCAAGTAACGGCAACCCTTATGGTTACCCAATCTATGACGCTTTTAAGATGGACGTGCATGGTTATGATACGATGTTGGAGGAAGTTAATAACAACTGGTTCTACTCATCATTAAACTATAACTATCTTGAGAAAGCTAAAGAGTCTTCAGAAAAAACTATGACTGAGTTTGCGAATAAACTTAGGGTTATGATTAAGGAAGGTAATAAGCCAGTGGATGTTGGACCTAATTCTAGGTTTGCAATGTTATCTGATTTGATAAAGGTTGAGCAGGATCAGTTTGGGAAACCCCAGCTACCTAACCTATCTTCTTTCTTCTATCAGACTCTTGATTTAGATCCGTTAAGTTCAGCTAAAGATCGTAGAGAAGTAGCTCAAGGTGTGGCTATGGCTGTAGCTAAGGAAGCTAAAGCGGCAGGTGTTAAGTTTGATGGTAAGGATATGAGACCTTCAGAAATACTTGCACTAACATACGCTATTACTAAGCAACTAAATCTAAAGACTAGAATGAATAAGACGATTGCGGAAGTTGAGAAGGGTAAGTTAGAATTAGAAAAAGAATACAACAGAACTATCCGGTACAACAAGGAGTACATAGAGGAAGCAGGGTTTGATATGTTCAGACCAGCATTCCCATTGCAGTACTACGCACATTAAAAAAAAATAGCCCCTCCGGGAGTCCATTAAGGATTCCTAGAGGGGCTTTTTTATTTACTTGCGATTACGTAGGAGCTTGTTAATACCTACTTTGGCGACAGCTTTGTTGTCATTTGCCTTACCAATGGCATCCTGCTCGGACATCCCTTGGCTACGGTAGAACTCTAAGTTCTCTTGGTATGTTCTCTCCAACATAACCTCGTTAATCTTTGGCGTGTAGGCTACCTCAGGGTCTAGTCCGAACTGCTCTACATAATCCATATCATCTACGTCCTGACCTCGTAGCGCCAGTACGTTGTAGCTTGTCTTCTCTGTCATTATATCTCCTTATGCAAAGAAGTAGTCGGACTTCTTTACGTCATTAATATCTAAGTTACCTAGTGCAGGTTGCTCTGATCTCGCCTCTAGCCTACTCTCAATTACATCAAAGTAGTTAGGCTCATCATACATCTCAACGAACACATTCTTTGTCAACCGACATAACTCATCCACCATATCTGCATGGGTACTGAAGCTATCATGAACTGCACCGAATGCACCATCGAACCCGTTGATCACTAAGCTCATGTGGCTAGCGTCCTGACTGTGGATGTAGTTAGGGGATATCCCACACATAAACCCACGAATATCAGGGGCATCTGTCTGCACCTTTGCTACGTGATTGATCTGTCCGATACCACTGATAGTACCTCTCTGCTTCTCAGATCTGAAGTGGTTACATACGTATATCACAGGGAATCCACTAGGTGTAGTCCACTTGATAAACCCGTAGCCTGACTCAATCTTACTCTGAGCTAGCCGTTGCAGGAACTTCATCGTCTTCAGTGGGCCAGAGCATACCTCTTCAATAGCCTTGACTAGATCCCTAGCAAAGCCCTTGCAGTGTACCTCTGTAATCCCGTACTGCTTGACGTATCCTGCTTGCTTGCAGTCGTTGTACATATTCTCAGCAATCTTCTGTGCTCCCGCAGAGTAAGCTCGTGTCATACTCCCACGCTTGGAGATACCCTTACGGATCTTCTTCATAGGCATGGTGTTGAGTATAGCTTTTCTTTCAGGATCTTTGGTGATCTCGATTAGCTTCTTAGCTGTCTGTACGTAGAAGTCATTCTGGATTCCTACAGGTACAAGACCTACCAACTCACCTGTCCGTACATCCTTAGAGATAGCACCAAGGTGTTGCCACCCGTTGTTACTACCGTCAATAGGTATCGGAAGGTTGGAGAAGTAGTGACCACCAGATTCTTTGTAGTTCAGTAGCTCAATGCAACATGATAAGAACGACACAGGCTTTTCACAATCGTGCAGTGTCTTGGTTAGGGCTGTCCGGTAGATCAACTCTAGGTTGTTATCCACCCACAATTCCCTGTCCCTCAGTGTCATTTTATCTACAGAGATATCATCCAGCCCCTCAGCATCGAGGTGTGCTTGGTAATCTGCTGTACACCAGTCAGGTATAGAGTTGCGTGAGAAGCTCTCATTGAAGCTACAAGCGGTGTGTATCTTCATCCACCTTAGACCCTCAGGTGTAACGTAACGTCGCTCAGAGAAGCGTAGAAGCCCTCTGGCGAGGTCTGAGCCTTGGAAGTTCATGTAAGACTCTACATAGTAGATCCTTCCACGGTAATCCATGTCCAATGCGAAGAAGAATTCATCTACTTCAGCTAGCTTTGTGGCTTTGGTGACAGTGTACTGGTAGTCAATCTTCTTAGATACGTTAGACATATCTTTGTCAGTCTCTGAGTAGAACCTCTGAGGGTTACTCTGGACTGCCTTGAGTACATCCTTATCCACTTGCCAACCTACCTGCTGAAGTTTGTTGACAGCCTTGATAGCTGGAGTGTTCAATAGTTCCTTGAAAGGACCATCGATCTGTTCATCCCACCGTTTAATTACAGGTCTAACGAAGCGTAGACTGTAGTTATCGAAGCGTATGATCTGATCTAACCTATTGATATTATTAGGTTTTGTAGACCACACACCATGTAGAGACATCTTTGCCGCACCCTCAGGAATATCACTGGGGAAGTGCTCAGTTAGTACAATCTCTACTGGCTTCTTAGATTTGTATGGTGGTTTGACGATGGTAAGGTAGCCTTGCTGGTAGAATGCCTCGATCATGAGGTCACCTACCCGCACTGCATCCTTCCAGTCTATGATGGATGATGACTTGAGCGTAGATATGATGCGGCTACCAATCGAAATACTAGTCGTTGTTAGCTTACATCTAGCAACTGTACCGTCTGTCTCTGCGTTACCACAGATAATTGAATGTGTAATCTGTGCGTACTCCCCAAGTCTGTTCTGAGCTTCAGGGTATTGACGCAACAGAGAGACCCCAAAGGAGTCCCTCGATGAGTTGTTCTCTAACTTAAGCAACAAGTATAGCTCTATGTTATCTATCCAAGTCATAAGAAACCTATTCTATAGTGAAGCCTCCAGACCCTCCTGAAGACAATCGAGTTGTTTTGAAATCGTATACTGCTGTACCAGCATCACCAGTCCTACCAGTGAAACGTGACTTCAGTACACGCAACTTGATGGTGTTACGTTCGTACTCCTCCTCTGCAACTAAGTTACGTGCAAAGGCGATGATGTCGAAGCTGATTTGCTTGATCGAACCTGAACCCTTGATGTCATCGATGGATGGTAGTTGACCTTCCTCGAAAGATCTACCTTGGGACTTACGAAGGTGACTGATCAGACCAAGCCATACGTTGTGCTGTTTGACCAGCTTCAACAGATCTGACATGATCTTATCGACAGCTTCGTTACCTGTAAGACCATCAGCACCTTCGGATACCGCAATGGTAATGTGATCGAGGACCAAGTATTTGCAACCCATTAGGGCCATGTACTCAATCTTCTCCATCAGGGATGCATCGGATACAGAACCTTGGTGATCGAGCAGTACGAGACGCTCATCCTTGAAGACTTTATCGAAGCCCCATCGCATCTCCTCCTCAGTAAGTGGAGGCTCTCCGAATAGTGGACGTTCGAGTGCCATACTGATGAACTTTTCAGCAGTGTCACCGATAGATTCTTCAAGGGATATCAGGCCAACCTTGTCGTCAGTCTTCTCCAGTATATCTAGGATGATCTCCTTGATTACCGTAGACTTACCTGAGCCAGTACCTGAGGTGAACAGTGTGATCTCTCCCATCCGCATACCTTCCAGCTTCTGGTTGAGACCTTCTAAGCACGGTGGGTAGGGTACAGACTCTACGTTCTTACGCTCTAGGAATCGATCCCAGATACCTTCACCTACCACAACACCTGCTGGTGACCACACCTTGGCGTTCCAGATGCAACTGATAAGCTTGTTAGCTCCGTGCTTGGCTAGCTCGTCACAGGCATCCTTCTCTTGTAGCTTGGCGACCTTAGCCTTACCCATGCCAACCATACGGGCTACTTCATCGACAGCCTTCTGACCGGGTTCATCTTGGTCGAAGCAGATGACTACCTCTTTGTATGACCTTACGAACTCTAGGTTAGCCAGTACAGCTTTCGTTGATGATGCACCGTTAGGTAACGACACAACATCGTAGTACCTGTTGGATGTTTGCTTGTACGCCTCGTTGATTGCAAGGGCATCAAGCTCACCCTCAGTGATCACAAGGATCTTACCACCGTTGCACTTGGTCTGACCGAATAGTTCAAGGTCTTTGAAGTTACCGATAGTACTGAACTGCTTGGGTAATGTACGTTGTTTGTAGGCTACGATACGTCCACGGTGTGTGTACGGATAGTAGTGCGCCTCAGGTCTACCGTTGATATCGACAGACATACGAACATCGTAGTGGTCCACGGTGTCCCGTGAGATACCTCGTGATGATAGTGGGTAAGACGCAAAGCCTTGGATGGATTGAAGATCTACTATCTCCATGTATTCTTCCTCGATTGTGTTGGTTCCCTCTCCGGGAAAGTTTGTCATACAACTAAAGCAATACGCAGAGCCATCAGCACGATAGCTCTTTGCATCGGATGAGCCACACTTTTCGCATGGCTGGTGTTTCTTTACTAGTGGTGATTCAACCATTGTGTCCTCTCTTGGTATTACTTCCACCTCATTTCAAACAATTCATCTCTTGAGATTCTTTTCTTCCTACGCTTAGAGTCACGCTCCATACGCTGGATCTTCTTGTTAGATGTATGCTTTTCTTTTACTTGCTGTTTCATTATGAATCCTTTACGAATACTCCGTCAATCATTCTTCCCGTCCTCTTAGAGATGACAT